TACTCACTCAGATTTTTCTGTAGGATTCTTAAAGGGTACATCAAGTCTCATAAGGTTAACCATATAGGCTATATCATAAGGTGAGACTGCGTGAGAGACCCTAAGAGACCCTGTAGACCATAGAGGGTACATAAGGGTTACTCTTAGAGTTGACTTCTTACAGTGATAATGGGGAAGATGTATATCGACCATTATCACTAAGAGCGCACTAAGCACCAATGAGCAGTCTAAGGAACACAAGCGCGTAGAGAACAAAGCAGAGTCTCCAGTTCACCGATGTGTTCAGCACTAGATGCGAGACCAATGGAAGCAGCAAGTACAGCGAGAAATTTGTAAGCCACTCGATGCGTTGCCAGTGTCTTGAGCATGGATAGTAAGCGCATAGAGCGTCCTCCTTGTTATACTTGATGGTTACACTGTTAGTAGGGATGTAATTACAATTACTATCATCCCACACTGTAAGGGTCTCTAAGAGTAGTCACTAAGTATGCACTTTGCATATGCAGTCTATAAGTGTCTTTAAGTTGTCTTAGGGTGCCCTTCCCAATAGTGAGTCGTATTAGGGACACCCTTGATTTCATTAGAGTTTTATAGTTCACTGGAAGGGCCTCATGATGTGCTTAACTATTCATACTTCTTGCATAACTAGTTTACCTTCACGAGCCTTCTTGACCCACTGTAGGTTCAGGCCCAGCTTCTTAGCGACCTGCAAGTCAGACCCATCGGCCTCAAGGACAGCCTTAAGTCTCTCATTGTATCGCTGGTTGATTTTATTGATGTACGGACGACGAGGTGCTCTAGGGCCTGTAGCCTTGTGCATCCTTCCTTTGTCCTTACAGTCCTGCATGTTCTCCTTCTGAGTTCCCTCTCTGAGATGCTCAGGGTTAACACAGGCAGGGTTATCACATAAGTGCATTACCACACAACCTTCCTCTAGTGGACGCTTCAGGTGAACTGATAGAGCGTATCTGTGGGCCATCCAATGGACACCACCTACACGGATTCTACCGTAGCCACCCGAAGTCTTACACCCAAGGAAGTTGTGGCAACCACTGATAGGGTCAACTGCCACTCTCATATTACCTCCTTAATTAGTTGTCATTACCACTCAATGAAGCACTCTCCATCACCATCGTCCTCATAGTAGATGTCCACACCTCCTACATCATAACTATGAATCTGGTCGCCACCAATGGTCTGTTTCTCCATGTGGTGCTCAAGGAACTCAAGAGTCATCTCTTCTTCACCAATACGGCTGTCTACAAGCATCCCCTCGCGTAGCCATTCGGTACCCAATGCGATAGCATCAAGTCGGTCATCGTGTGCCACAGCGCCTCGCTCACGAGTCATACGGGTCATCTGATAGAACGCACTGTAGCGAACATCATGTTTCCCATCAAGGTCACGAGCAGTCTGATAGTCTTCACGGATAACTTCATCACGAATGATTAGCTTGTGGGAACCCATCAACGGTTCAATGGTATCGCAGATTCGCATCTCCTTCATACCCTTAGCCCGAATCTCTTCGAGTGCACACTTGTGGTGCTTAAGGAGAACAGGAGAGAAAATCTTACCGAACATACCGTCACCGAAGTTGGACTCGTGGACGACTGTCTGTACCTTCCACTGCTTGGCCTTCTTAGCGAGCTTCTCTAGGGTAGCATCATCGTAACCTCCACGGAACCCACCGACCTCCATCAAGTAGATGTAGCCGTTCAGGGAGTAGAGGACTGCGTACCCGGTCTCATCCTTACCACGACCACTAGGGTCAATGACGAGAATCTTAGACTGGTACTCAGCGGTTCTAGAAGAGCACGTATGGAAGCTATGGATGTCATCACCTTTCAGACCCACGTTAGGGAGTTCCTCATTGCGGTTCTGACGGTTCGGCAACCACTGGTAAGACAATGGGGCACGTTCAGGGTCTACAGCGCACACGATAGCGTCACGGAGACGTAGCGGGTACTTCTCGGCATCACTAAGGTTCGGGTTAAGCATGAACTGAAGAGTGTAGCCAGCTTTGCCATATTCAAGTTCACGTTCACGGAGGTCATCCATATCGAATCGAATAGGGTCAGTAGGTTGTCCACGAAGAATCTCGTAGCCTTCGTCATACTCTTGCTTGAGCATAGGAGCCAAGCGGTCGCCATAGTAGAGAGCCTCAGCAGCATTACGTGGATACTGTGCTGGCCAGATTACTGTGCTGTACCCTTTGTTATCTTCAAGTTCCTTATAGAGAGTCATCTCGGTTTGAGGTGTCCCAAGGTAGATAACACGAGAGGTAGGCAACGGCTTAAGCAACGCAGCAAACTCAGTTACCAATGTCCACAGCTTCTCACGAGCAGAACTTGTAGAACTGTTGCCGGGAACCTCAACGTCATCCGCAATGATAATGTCAGCACGGCTACCAGTCAACTGACCAGTAATACCTACAGACTTCACAGAGGGTGAGTGGTCGGGTTTAGCCAAGCCAACGTCAAAGCTAATCACAGAGTCACGCTGTCCCGGTCGAGGTTTCAACTCAGCGAGGAACGGTAGCAGGTCAATGATGTTCTTAATGAAGATGGAGTTAGCATCCGCACGTTCCTTAGAGGCAGACACGATGAGAACCTTAAGTTGAGGGTCACGCCATAAGACCCACACAACGAACGCACAGGTGATAAAGGACTTGCCAATACCACGGAACGCCTGAAGGATAAACTTCTTGTGTTCTCCGTTAGCGAGTGTACGTGCCATATCAATCTGACACTTGGTTGGTTTAGGTAAGTTCAGAGCCTTCCATAAGACGAACAAAAACGCTACGAAGTCACCCTTAAGTTGCGCCACGATGAGCGCATTCTTGTTTGCTTGAGTAGACATTGTGGCCTCCTATTGTTGCATTTCTTTGATTGTATCTTGGAGCGCCTTAATCCACGCATCCCCTCTCTGTGTTACTCCGATAAGACGCTTACTAAACTCTTCGTCAAGTTCGGCTCGACCATCAACGAGGCATCCACCGTTATCTTGGAGTTCTCGTGAGGTATCTGATAGCTTGACACGCAGCCGCTTACCATCGTTACGCAAATCAGTAATAACCCTATCAGTGCTGCCTTCCAGCTCCGCAAGGTCATCTTGGTATTCCTGTGAGATTTTGTTGATAGCAGCCTGTTTATCCGCAGTCGCCTCAACTTTCTTAACGTACTCATTGTGTACCTCCTGTTCCCATTTAGTATATGCCTTGTCATAGCCGTGGTTGTACGCAAGGGTTATCCCCAAGGCAAAGGCCACAACTATGGCGTATCGTTTAAATGTTTGCAATCCCATAGGTTTCCTCCAACATTCTCTTGTGAGTTTCCCTCGCCCAGCCCACGACTTCATCCAGATTTGTGGTAGGAGCGTAGGTTTCTTTTCTACCGCCTATTGATAATTCATAAAGGCTCCCGCAGGAACCTTGAGTATTACCATCAGTTAATCGTGTACAGGTCGTCATCGGTCAGTCCATCGGAACCAACCGTGCTATTGTACTCAGACAGACCATCTGCAAGACCACCAAGGATATTGCGGTCAGGCTGAAGTTTACTTACTTGGAACTTATGGCGCTCCAAGAGTTTCCCGATTGCGTTGTACAATTGAGGTGTGCGCTTCTCATCATCCTGAAGGTCTTTCAGCATACGTTGCGCCATCTCAGTGTCCAGCATTTCAAGGAAAGTAATAAGAGTCTTATCGCTTGACATATTAGGTCTCCTTCTTCCATTTGATAATCACATCGACTACCTTGGCACCAATTTGAGCCACCGTGTAAGCAATCGCGGCTACATAGAACCACTCATTGAGTGACAGACCCCAAAAGAGTCTTGCCACACCATCCGCGCCAGCCACACCCGCAATGGGTGCAGCCTTTACGATTTCATTGTTGAAGTCTAGGGATAGCATTATAGTCCCTCCTTAATATTGAAAATTAATTTTAGCAGTCCAGAAGAAGGAGTCGTCCAGACGCGCACCGTGGTATGAGATACCAAACACACTACCCTGTTGTACCCACCACGTAACCGTATTGGCCTGTGCACCTCCGGCGCGAGTAGTATTTGACGCTTGTACTAAGATTACACCTCCACTTACTGGTGTATAAGGGAAACCTGTATCTGGAATTATGTTTATGTTTACCTGACCGTCGGCAGGAACCCGCTCAGTATAACCCCACACTTCTGCCACGGAAGGGTTTGCAGGGTCAACTCTCCAACCACGTAGCGCGTTTCCGCCTGACATTTGACGTGTATTAGACAATTTGTTCCACGTCCCATCAGGGGCGCCCCATGCTAACTCGCCGCTCTCCGTCATGAATAATGCGCACGCTGCCTTACCGGGCCAGTGGAACGTAATCATAGGACTTCGACCCAAATCACTCGCTATGTCCCAACCAGCCATTGGTCTAACCTCTATCGCACCATTGTACTTTGTACCTAGGCTATGTTCACCGGACTTCCTGAATATATTGAGACCATCAGACTCTCCCGGGAACACTAAGCTGGAGTTCCAAGCAAATTCACTATTTTTAAGTGCACTCTTAGTTACTACATCTTCATCGTTTACCTGCACCTTTCCAGAGGTATAGATCGCCCCACCTACACGTATTGCTCCAGCGAACAAACACTCACCATCTGGATTACGGGATTGTAGCACACCTTCGGCGATAACGGCCCCCTTCATGTGTACATTATTGCTTGTGTTATCCACACTCTGGATTGCTCCAGCAAAGTCGTTCATGTTACCAAGTTTAGCTGCTTCATGTTCTGCCAAAATAGCAGAGTCAGCGGAAGCAGCGGCGGAGATAGCAGCCTCATTACGCCACGTATAGGTATACGTAGCAGAGTCAGCGGAAGCAGCGGCGGAGTTCGCAGCAGAGTCAGCGGAAGCAGTAGCGGTGTTCTTGAACTGTTCAGCCTCATCGCGGGAGATAGCAGCCTCATTACGCCACGTATAGGTATACGCAGCGGAGTCAGCGGAAGCAGCCGCAGAGGTAGCGGAAGCAGTAGCGGAAGCAGTAGCGGTGTTCTTGAACTGTTCAGCCTCATCGCGGGGAGATAGCAGCCTCATTACGCCACGTATAGGTATACGCAGCGGAGTCAGCGGAAGCAGCCGCAGAGGTAGCGGAAGCAGTAGCGGAAGCAGTAGCGGTGTTCTTGAACTGTTCAGCCTCATCGCGGAAACCCGCAGCCTCGTTACGCCACGTATAGGTATACGTAGCAGAGTTAGCGGAAGCAACGGCGGAGTTCGCAGCGTTCACCTCAGATTGGCTAGCAGCAGCCGCAGAGGTAGCGGAAGCAGCCGCAGAGGTAGCGGAAGCAGTAGCGGAAGCAGTAGCGGTGTTCTTGAACTGTTCAGCCTCATTACGGGAGATAGCAGCCTCATTACGCCACGTATAGGTATACGTAGCAGAGGAGTTGGAATCGCTCTTAAAGCCCTCCGCTTGGTTACGGAAGGTCTCAGCCTCATTACGGAACCCTAAGGCTTCATTACGCGCTTGCCACGAGTTCTGGTTCATGGTCTTAAGTTGACCAAGTGGAACAGCGTCTAGGTTATCTACAGCGTTCGTTAGGTTAATGATACGACGACCACGGGCATCCAAGTGACCATCATTGTTGACACCAATAGTATCCGCAGTAAGGTCACGTGCTTCATCGGCTATATGTATAGTCTGAACCTGAGAGATGTTTAGGTCGTATGCACGAAGGATGGAGCCATCTGCAAAGTTAACCAGAAGGTCACTCGCAGAGGTAGAGCGGCGAATCTCAATCATCTCATAGCCATCAGCAGCGGTCCACTCACGGGACGTTGTAATTTGAGTCTTAGTGGTAAAGCGATAGTCCTGATTAAGAACAAGTTCCTTACGGTCTTTACCAATTAGTGTTACTTTTACGAACTTACGTGCCAGATACTCAAAGGTAATCGTGAAGTCCACGGCACCATTAAGTGGGTAAGTGCGTACAGTGGAAATTTTGTTAGCCATCTGTAGCCTCCTTTCGGTTAGGTATAATAATGGGGAAGCTGTGAGAGCCTTCCCAATAGTGAGTCGTATTGATTACTTCTTGTCAGCCTTGATGTGAACACCATTGGCCTCATAGAACTTAATGAGCATCTGTTGAGAGATTGGGTCGTTAGGAATCAACTCTCGATGCGCATTCATTAAGCCAGTCATCATCTCACGCTCGGTCGGTTTATTAGGAGCCATTAGTACACCATAAGCATTTCGACCAGTAGCTAGAGCAGCACCAGCGAAGCCGAGAGCAGGAACCTGTTCACCAATAGCACCCATAATGGAATCACCCATGTCACGAGAAGTCACTGCCTTATTGCGCTCACGCTTGTCATCACCTTTAGGGAGAATCGTCGAGCGAACCATAAGACCTTGGTCGTAACCAGCAGCACCCATAGCGAAGTTAGCAATACTCAACGGAGACCCTAAGTGTGAACTTCGGGATGCCGCAGCATAGGCAATCATCTTCGGGTCGAGAGCTTTCTTCAAGTAATCCTTCTGTTGCTCTTTAGGCAGACCAGCAGCTTTCAAGTGAGCCTGTGCCACATAGTAGGAGCCAGCAATACCACCAGAGATAGCATAGGTCAGCGCCATGTCCATAGCACGGTGGTTCTTAAAGGCTTCGTTACCGGAGCGGATAAACTTAGAGTTCATCGACTTGATGACAAACGTCTTGAACTGAAGGACTAACTTAGCGCCAGCCCCAAACGCATGGGAATCCTGTAAGGAAACCTTATGTGGTCGGAGCATCGTTTCATCGGCAACCTTATCGGCTAAACGCCATAAGTCCATCGCACGAGGGTCATTAGCCAGCTTACGCTTATCCTTGAAGGTGAACTTGCCGTCTTCACCACGAGTAACGTTCTCACGGATGAGAGACTGAATGCCTTCCCACTGTTCCTTAGAGATACTCGCAGACTTCAGCATGTCACCTTTAATCCACTTGTTGGCACCCTTGCCTGTAATAGCATGAGTGACCACATCGCCCATCACACCCTGTCGAGCCATGTCGAGAATGTAGTTTGACGTACCATTCAGGAACTTGGTGAACGGAGAGCGAGCAGCTAACTCTTGAGTCGTGTGCTTGATAGTCCCCACAGCCTTAGCAGCCATATCTGGAGTATCAGTGGACTCGCGAAGTCGCTGGATGATGTCTTGACGAGTTGGTCGGATTAACTGGTCGAACTCTTTACCGAACACCATTGAGTGGAGTTCCTTGAGTTCCTTACCAGAGACAGGCTTGTTGCGGAACGCTAAGTCACGTAGAGCCGGGATACCATGCAGCATCGCACGAGTGTTGCCCTTCGCCAAGAGACCGGAGATTTCAGTTAGGTTCTGCAAGCCCATGTATGCGTTCTTTGTAAAGAATGACATATCGGACAGAGCACGAAACATAGTGTCACCTACAGTATCCTGATTGCGTCGAGCACGACCAGTGAGAATCTTAACAGTATCTTTCAGTGCTTCCACTTCGCCCTTCATTGTGCCTTTACCTTCAGACTTCTTATCGAGAGCCAGAATTGAATCCTTAAGTTCAGCAGTAGTCTTACCTGTACCACCCATGATAGCAATATCACCATCAACACGGCGGTCATAGGCTGGCATAACGTGTTTCATATCGAAGTCACGTAAGTCATTCACAGAGAACTGTTGTCCGTTAGGGAGCGTTACAGGCATGTCAGAATCGAACAGGTTACGGGCTTCAAGGAATGAGTTGTTCTCAATGCCCACAAGACCCTCAATGTTATCGTCGATGACAGACGATTTGCTAAACTCATCGGTCTTAGCGATACCATAAGCCTTATCCTGAGCGTACTTCGCAACAAGACCTTTGAGGATTTCCTCCTCGTTGACCTTTGGTTCCACTTTACCACCAGTGTTGAACTTCTGAGGTTCTACCTTATTTGCCTTCTTGCTGTCGTACTTCTTACGGAACGCCTGACCATCTGGGGTGCGAACACCACCCACAGACTTATCCTTACCGCGATACACGTAGTCTGGACTTTGAGTCTCCGCGATGTTGTACATCTTGGTTGCGATACCCTTACGGCGATACTTCTCGTTAACCTCAAGGCTAGGGTTGTGCCACACGTCACCTTCACGTTTAGCAAACTCTACACTACCAGCGTGTTTCCCATCCTTCGTAAATACATCCACAGCGAACTCAGCTCTATCTGTGGTCTTGGCTGTGTAGTACACGAAGTCACCATCTACCATATACGGAGCCTCACCAGAGTAGTCTCGACGACCAGCAAAGTAGCCACCGTCAATATTACCACCAGTTACCTTCTGTAGTCCAGCTTGTTGCCCACCAGTTACCAGATTGTTTGGCATGGTAGGTGCTTCTTCCCCACGAAGGAAGTTCTCAGCGTCTGCTGCCAGTTTTGCGTCAGCGTTGGCCTTCTCGAATACTCCAGCGTTGTTCTCACGGAGAAACTCATCTACACGAGCCTTAACTTCAGGACGTGAACGATAAGAGGTCATCCAGCTTGCAGCGATTGCTTCCTGTAAACCATCAGAACCACCGAGAGCCTGTGAGTACAACTGCTTGGCTTCCCGTGAGTACACATGAGGAACGTAAGTCCCTTTGTGGCGACTATTGGGAAAGATAGAAGATGCCTTGTTACCGAACATAGATGGGTTCTCCATCATCTCACGCTTGAGGTCGAAGTGTTCCTTCATGATGTCCATTACCTTACGTTCAGCCTTCGTTAAGTTGGCCTGAAGTTCTGGACGCTCAATAGCGATTGCAGCACGACGATAGATTTCCTGACGAGCACCTTGAGCACCACTCTTGAACATACCCACAGACCACTCAGGGTCAGCCATAGCTTCCTTCATTGCACCATAGAGGTCATTGTAGGTTCGCCGGTTGTTACTATGCAGTCGCTCTTTGATGTCAGAGGCAGTAGCCCCAAACTTACCATGAGAGCCAGACTCCATACCTGTAGGTGAGCGCACTAAGTCCTTAGCGAGTCCACGGATTTCGGCATGTTCAGAACGTAGAGTTCTCAGACCGATTTCACTCAGGCCACGCATAGGCAATCCCCAAGCAGCACGTTCAGGGTCTACCTCGGCAAACTCTTTGGCTGTCATAGGGTTCGCTAGGTTGGTATCACTAATAATGGAACCATCCTTCAGCACTACAGCACCCGGTTCAGTTTCCAGTGGTGCATACTCAACGCCATTGTGCTGCGAGAACACTCGGTCTTCACTAGGAGGCATACGGCTTGCGTCATAACCACCAGTGTTACGTGCAGTCTCACGAGCCTCAAAGCGCATCTGTGCACCAGCAAACGGGTTCTCAATCTGTTCAGCACCAGACTTACGGAGACCAGCAGTAACACCACCAGCAATAGCAGTTAGTCCACCAGCGAGCAGCATACCAGCTAGGGCAGCTTCGGCATAATGAGCTTCACCACCAGCCACAGAAGTACGGAGTCCCTCAGAGACCACGTTCAGAGCACCGGCTTGAGCACCAACCATCAGAGCCTTGTTCACCAGCTTGAACCCTTTAGCCGCAGTCCCAGCGATAGGCACATACATCAACGGGTCTACACCAGCACCAATAAGTCCAGCAGACAGTTTAGCACCAAGTCCAGCCTCAGCACGCTTGGCGTCAGCCTCATAGTTCTCATTAGCCATCTTGATTAACTCATCAAGGTTCTCAGCGGAACCACCAAGTACAACGTTCATGTACGCAGGGTTCTTCACCTCAGTACGAATCTTATTGAGTTCTTCAGGCGACCAAATGTGGCTATTAAACCGTGTCGGTTGAAGTACGTCAGTAAGAACATCGAAACCATTGTCACGCTTACCAGCACGGAAGGCAACACCCAAGGTTGAGTTGGAGAGTTCTGCTTCAGCAGCATTACCGAACCCGAAGAAGGTTGAGCGCTCGTTTGCTTCGTCAAGAGTTGTACCCTTGGCTTCCCAATAATCTTTTCCGAACGGCTGATTGGGGGCGGCCTGTTCTTTACCTTGAAAGGACATTTCGTGAGACTCAGGGAGTTCTGTTGTTACCTTTCCTTTCTTCCCGATACCACTCATAGCAGCATCAAACGAAATCCCTTTAGCCTTTGGGGTGATACCACCGAACGACTCAATGTCTCCACTCTTAGGTGACTTAGCGACATCCAGAAGTGAACGCAGGTAGTTACGACCTTCATCCCCAATGCTGGCAAAGTTACCAGAATCGTAGGCATCTAGTTGAGGCTTACCATTACGTCCTTCACCTTGGTTGTACGCTAGGGCAGCTTTAAGTTCGTCACCGTCATACTTCTTAACGAGGTCTGAAAGGTAACGAGCACCCGCATCAATGGACTTAGCGGGGTCAGTGAAGTCTTCATCATTCTGGAGACCATAAGCCTGACCAGTTGCCTTAGTGAACTGCATGACACCTCTCGGCCCTGTTGGTGATTGAGCAGTTGGCTTAAAGCTGGACTCTACCCAACCGACCTTCCGAAGAAGGCCATAGGAGACTCCATGTGTGTCAGCGGCTTGTTGAAATAACGCATCATATTCATGCGGTTCGTTCGGGTTGTACTTATCCACTTGGAACCTCCTATCGTGGTCTGTTAGTCTTTACCAGTTAGCACGTCCAGAATACCTTTGCCACTAACGTTATCGTATATGCTGCCAGAGCGCTTAGGCTTCTTAGCTTCACGTTCACGTTTACGGTTCATAGCGCGTGTATGTAGGGTTCGCTTGTTGGCATCTTTGAGTGCCTTGTTAAGGGCTTCCTCGTCCAGCTTCGCTTGGTTCTCTTGGTACATCTTAGAGAGTAACTGCTTGTCGTACCTTACGTTAACCTGTCCGGTCGTGTCCATCAGGTAGATAGAGTCACCACGCTCAAACACAGTGAGTTGCTTGTTAGTCACCCAAGGGTTAGTCTCAGCGAGTTTCTTAGCGGCTGTGTCGATAATATCCTTACCTTGCTTCCAAGAGTCCGGGTCATCAGTCACACGCAGAGAGTTTCTCGTTAAGACACCAATGGTATCACCATCAACATCATCACCTGTGAGAGTCGTAGTGTTCTCTTTGAGATACTTATCGACCTGTTGCATTGCCATGTCGGAGTTACCTGTGCGGTACTTCACAGAGTCGTAAATCTTACGAGCACCTGCATCCAATGTGGCTGGCATACGGGACAGTTCAGGAGACTCAGAGTTGTTCTTCAGGGAAGCCCAAGCCTTATCGTCCTCGTACTGCATCTCCTTAGTGAGTCCTTTACGGGACTTGTCGGCATCCAACAGAACTTGCGGGTCGATACCTTGGTTGTCCATCATGTCCATCGTGAGGAACATCTCAGCTTTATCAGCGTAGAGAGAGGCGAACAGTTCAGGGTCAGTGTTACGCATACGACGAAGCGCGTTCATAGCGACTCCACCATCTTGCGGCATCTTCCCGTTAATCACAGCAGACGACCATTCCTTCTCAGAGTCACCAATGAGTTCACCAACCGCAGTACGGAAGGCACCCTTATCAGAGTCAGCTTTAAGGTAGTCCAGCTTCATTCGGTCTTTCTGTTCAGGCGACAAGTCCATCGAGTCGATGTCTGCCAGCTTCTTGTTAGCGTAGTTCACCATGTCACTGTGAGTAAACTCGCCAGTGTTCTCATTGGTTGGCATATCGCTGTACGAAGTGGAAACGTACTGACCCTTCAGGCGCTTCTCGAACTGAGCATCAATGACAGACTGCTTGTTGATAGTCTTCTGTTGCTTGTCCATCTCTTTGGCAGTCGCTGCGGATTCCTGCTTGAATCGGTCTTGCATCTGTGCTTGAGCATTAATCAAGAACTCACGTTCAGGAGTCATCTCTTCACCAGTTTGCAGCTTGTCCAGTTCAGCTTTGTACCCTTGCAGCATCTCCCAGCCCTTGCCAGTGTCCTCTTGGTTCAACGCAGAGTTAACGTTCAGCTTGAAGCCTTCAGTCCTCTTAGCGTTCAACTGGAACTCGTTGTGTTGCGCCTTAATCATCATGGCGTTCCACTGTTCGTTCCCCATCAGGTCACGGTAAGTAGTCTCCTTTCCATGCAGAGTAATCTTGCGATTCTCAATCTGTTGGAGGAACTGCGAGCCGCCTTCCTTGTTGACCACATCGTTCAGACCTTGAGAGACCATAGAGAACGCTTGGTCGTCACTTGGAATACTGCCAGTGGTCAAGCCAGCCCTGAAGTAGTTCTCGAAGAACTCACCAGCGTATGGGGAACGCAGGGTCTCAGGGTCACTCAACACGGAGTTCAACTCAACACGACTGTTAATCACAGCACCCTTCTTAGCTTGGTCACTCAGGAAGTTATCATGAGAGCCGTACAGAGAGATGTTACGTTCAGTGATGTCGGAGTTGAAACCCTTCTGGAAATACTCGTCGGACTCATTGATACCGAACTGTTCCGCATAGTTCTTAGCGGCTTCTTGCAGTCGGCTGTGTCGGAACTCTTCCAACTCTTGACGAGTACGGAACTCACCGTTCTTGACCTTCTGTGCCACTTCGTCATCTACGAGATATGCAGCGTTACGCCCAGTCTTAATCTTCAATGCCTCCATCGCATAAGGGTCATCCTGATATAACAGAGTACCATTCTTAATGGCATCCCGGCGTTGCTCAGGAGTCAGCTTACGAATAACCTCGTTAGAGCGTTCGTCTGCCTTGTCCTTCTGGTGCTGGTCATACTTCATATAGGCATCCGCACCCATCTCAGCAAGTTTACCTACAGTACCAATCAGAGCGGACTTCTTGGCGTAGCTAGGGTCTTCATAGACTGTTGCGGCCTTAACTTCCATACGACCAGTGCCACGCAGACGACTAGCAGCCGGAGCGTTCATGCTACCCAATGCTTGCGCTAACTTACTCATAAACTGTACCTCCTTTATTTACCTTGGCCTGTTGACTTAGCATCCGAAGCCGTAACCTTAGCGGTAGCCTTCTTAGCCAACTTGCCCTCGAAGAGTCCACCAGCAGTTGCAATGCCAGCCAGCTTACCCATACCCAAACCTAACGGGTCGATGATTTGCTCTAAGCGTCCTTTGAGTTTTGGCTCGGACTTGTTGATTTCATTAATTTGACTCACGGTGTTCTCATGGTTAGCTAACCGCTTCCCTAAGATTACACTGTAGTCACGTTGGTAGTTCTCAGTGAGACCTTGAGACTCCCGAAGGAAGTCACCCTCAGTAACGCGAGCTACACGTTCCATCGAGTTACCTTCAAGCATCCCTTCACCGATTGCCGCGCGGATAGTCCCCATGTTTCTCACACGGTTCATGTTCGACTGGGTCATCTCTTGGACAGTAGAGTCAATGAGGTCACGAGATTCTAACTTAAGGTTAGCATCGTTATAGTTCATCTCCTTTACCATCTGCCAACTTTGGCGACGACCTTGGTCAATCTGTGCGGCCTTTGCCTGTTCACCTTGCATACCTCCCATAATCATGGAAGCACCTTGCATAGCGAAAGGGATTGCAGCCATCCAGCACATAATTATTCTCCTCTTAGGTAAGTGATTGCCTTACGAAGACGCTCGGTGTCGTCCTCGAATTTACCAAGAGCGATGTTACAGGCAGAGCAAAGGAGACCACGAACAGCGCCAGTGGCGTGGCAATGGTCAACCGCTAACGCCCGTCCCTCAACTCTCTCGGCAATACCGCAGATTGCACAGACGCCATTCTGCTTAGCGAGCATTTCTTCATACTCATTCAGACCGATTCCGTAGAGACGACGAAGGTTTCTATCCTTGATGACTCGATAGGACTTCTTCTTGGTCTCACCTTGGCAAGCCTTGCAGGAACACCGCAGGCCGTCAGGTTTGTCTTGTCCTTATAGAACTCGGTTAGCTCCTTCAATTCGGAGCACTTGCTGCACTTCTTCAAGGGTTCCTCCTTGTGATTGTGAATAGTTGAAATTGACCATCTCCTGTGTATTCATTATGGAACACCGCACCGATGGACTTCAAGAACCTAATGTGGGACTTATTGCCTATCCAGACATAGTTCCAGATTATTGGATACTGTTTTAGCATCGTATCACGGTACTCTAGAATGAGCTTGCGGAACTCTCTTCGTGTCTTCATGCTCAGTTTCCACACACGGGCAGACGTTACGAACCACACTTGGTCTCCACAGTTACCACCGATAGCCACAGGCATCCCATGAAGAGACATAGTGACACACTCAGTGGCTGGTGGAAATGAAGGTTCAATGCCGAAGGCTTTTGCCTCAGCGATGTCTTCAGGCGACGGCGTGAATCTCTCGAAGTCTGATTCTTTGGTTGGTCTGATTATTAACATAGTGTTTCTCTCCTATAGTAAAACCCCTTCCCAATAGTGAGTCGTATTGTTCACTAAATGAGTCGGGGTGTTTACGATTAGATACCAGAAGAACGTCGCAGGTAGTTACCTTCCCAGCCACATCCAATCACGTTGAGTGGAGTGGTGTGGTCAGATAGGATACGGACGATGTTCATCGAAGCATTACCGACAACCGGAAATCGGAATTGACCTGTGCCAACGTTTAGGTTTCCAGCGCGTAATGCATTAGACCCTAACCGAGCACCTGACATGTCATACCTGAACAGTCTAGATGTATTCTCAACCTCAATAATAAAGGCACCAGATTGCTCATAGTTTACCCATGCCCTACGCAACTGCAAGCGTCCGATATCTTCCGTAGCTGTTGAACCATCCTCGGCTGTCTTCTTGATTAGGAACTTAGAGAACACATAACGGAAGTCGATAGCCATCCCTAAGTATACCTCTTGTCCCTCCCAGTTTCCGTTGAGATGAATAAGTGGAGTACCTCCCTGCCATCCACCAATAGGAGGCTCAAAGTCCAGAACCTGACCGTCAGTAGCCACAACGTAAATCTTTCCTTGATAGATGCTCATTCCATACACGTGGTTGACTTGGATTGCAGTGCTGTAGGTATCATCATTGTAGCTTCCTTGTGGAATAGTATACTCGAGCTTGTTATCAATGTAGATACGATAAGGCTCGTTAGGGAAATCAATAGAGTTCTTCGTGAAGTTCACCCTTGCCATCCATGTGTGAGTCTGGTTACGAAGCATCAAGTACATGGTCGAGCCAATAGAGTCGGAGGCTAGAACTGTTACGTCACTCCCGAACTCCCAGTGTGACCACGACTGTTGTGCAACCTCTTCATTCAGATAGAGGAACTTGTAGACGAACACCTTGCTCGGAGCATTAGAAGATAAGACGGATACAAAGTTCTCAGTCCCGGAGCCTCGAATAGAGAACACACCGTTCGGGATGTAGCTTGGAATGTGCGCACTCATGTCCTCAGCAGACTTCACGGAGCTAACATCCTGTACCGCATAGTAACGGTTCAGTGAAGTGTACGAAGCACGGGGTGACGCAAAGTAAATCCCTCGACCAACCCCATAAGGTCTCGCCGTGTCTGACACATCAAACTCGGTCGTGAGGTTCAACCCTACAGTCTTCGGTGAGAGGATACCTTGAGCAGACAGTATGAACTGTGCTTGGTCTGACCATAGGAGCAACTCTTCGGAGAACGGTACAGCGTACTTCAGGATTGAGATACGGTTGTGAGATACCGCCACGTCAATTGGGTCATCGTCGGACAGGTTAGCCACTGACGCAGGGAACAGTGAGAAATACTTTGAGGTACGTGACATCACAATGTTCTCACCAGCGAGGAACCCTAAGCGGTTTCGGAAGAAGAACACATCGTTGATAGTCTGCCCCACCAATGATGGCGTAGGGTTCGTATCCATGTCGCCACAAGAGCGGTGCGCCCACGGCAGCATGTCCATCTTAAAGGAACCATCAGGTTGACGAATAAGCGCCCACGGCATTGTGTGGTTATGTAGACCCTTGGCAACGTTCCAGCCAACAATTTCCTTCCACACTTTACGGGTTGCATCATACTGAACGTAGAACGCATCGGAGGTCTTAGAGGTATCACCTACGATACGAACAGTGTACCCATCAGGAGCCTCGATAGGCAACTTAGAGAACGACTGGCTGGAATGCATAACACCATTCATCAACTGGTTCCCATAACCATCTTTGGTCTCAAGAGACTTAATGTTGTCACTAGCAGGGGCAATAACATGGATGTACCCGGAGCCTTCGTTGATAGTCCATCCACCCATTGAGGTGCGCAGTTGTGTAGCAAGGCTCCTAACGAGCCATTGAGCATCCGTCTGTTCCACTTGTTCAGGGGCACTACCATCAGCAATCTTCACGGAAGCCTGTGTGCCGCCATTGATGTGGATACTCAAGGTTCTACCATACTGGCCTCCCCTAATGTTAATCAGACAGTCTCCATCCTCACGCAGCGTATAGATAGGGTCGGTGTTCTCCTGTACTACAGTATTTCGGTTAACGATGAACGTATAGTCAGCCACTGTGACCATCCGCAAGTCATCTCTTGGGTTGGCACATCGAACGTAGGCCATATCACCGGAGACAGAATACTCCTTCCCGTTGAGGTCGAACACTCGGATTCCACTTCCTGTGAACACAACGTAATATTGTTCCGTGCTATCTCGGTTGATTAAGTGAATAAGAGGCGCTCTACCTAATTCATCACCGTAGGCAATGGTCTTTGTGAAGACAAGTGGAGCACGTTTCTGTAGACCCTCAGTCTCGGAAGACCAGCCATTGATTTGCTCAGCCCCTTGCTCGGCAAAGCGTAGGATGTCTGGCTGTTGGCTGATACCTCCCTTGAGGTTCTTAATTGATTGTGAAATAAGTCCCATGAAGGTCTCCTTAAGTTACTTTATGTTTTAAATCATTAGCGAGACAGTAGACCACCAACGAAGGCATCTCCATCAAGCATGTTGAAGCTACCGAAGTCCAGTTCATACTCGGCACACTGCATCTTGGCTTCTTGTTCTTCTTCGGCTAACACGGAGTCAATCTCAGGGGCACCAAAGAATCTGTTGTTGAACTGGCGAGCGGCCTTGGTGACAATCCAGAAACGGAAACACTCAGGCATCTCGAAGAACTCTCTCAGCTTGATGATGTTAACAGTAATCGGAGCATCGAAAGTGTCCCTGTTTGTTGTCCGGTCGAACACATAACCACCACGGTTGATGTAGGTGGTAGTTCCTCCAGTGGACATAATGGACAAGTAGTCTGACATATATGGAATCAGTCTGTTGAACGCATCAGGGGTAAGCGTTGCGCCTTCCTCAATGTTGAACGTCCAACCCTTAGATTGAATCTGACGGTTAATCTTATTGAGAACTCGACGAGCGTTCGCTACGTCTGCGTTAGCATCACCCTCCAAAGTGGAGACTGGTGGTTCGCCGATAGATGCCAAGATGTCGTTGATTGCAGCCAACTCTTCACCCGTCTCAAGCGTTGTTTCATACGAGCGCATAATTAAATGTCCTCCCATTAGTGAGTCACACGAAAAAACCCCTCAAGCACCCGCGAAGGCACCCAAGGGGTTTCATATAGTTTAGTTAGTCACGACCAGCTTAAAGGTCATTCTTTCAGACCCCTCAAAGCTGACAGTTACCAGAGTTTCGCCTACAGCGATTCCTTTGAAGTACAGCGTGTTGGTCCGGCGAGTTTGGTTGGCAATCCCTGAAGTACCATAAGATACCTCAAGGGTTGACCAGTCCGTTACATCAGCCAGCCCAACGAGTGTCACCTTAAGTGAATCACCACCAATGGCTACAGTATGCACCTCATACTCAGGTGGAGTTACCATCCGAGCACTAAAGGTATTTACGCTGAGGCCGAGGTGAAAACCAGAGCACCTACTGCTTCAGGACGCAGACCGCCGTGACCCATCGCGTACTTAGCGATAATCTGGTCAGCCTGATAGTTCGCACGACGTGCACGTTCCAGAGCCATATCTTTCAGCTTAACAGTACCAACGGCAGAGCGGTGACAGAACATACCTACCACGTTGTCCAGTGCAACTTTATCGTCACCAGTAGCAGTCGCAGGGAATGCGTGTTTCTGGTTTGCGGTCACTTCTTCGCGGTCATCGCCAGCACCACCAGCGGTCAGGTGTGGAACTTCGATAACTTCAAAGCCCATTACGTTGCGAATAGAACCAGTTGCTGGGTCAATCAGCGCTTGATAGTTTGCAGCGTTAGGCATCAGAGCCGCCAGAATCGCAGAGTAGTTATCAGGAGTGGTGTAGAAGGTACGGTCCGCAGACGGAACATAGTTCTTAGTCAGACGGGCACGAGCCAGAGTCAACTGTGCAATGATAGCCTGACCCAGCTTAACTTGGTCGCCTTGCAGGTCAGCCGCAGCGCCTACTCCCAGAACACTTGCAGTACCCAAGCCAGCGATGTTCTCGTTGCTTGCAGCTGGAAGGTTACACAGTTTAGCCATTTCAGCTAGAACCGCTCCATCAGCAGCCAGAGCCAGAGACTCACCCAACTGAGCGGTATATTCGGAACGCACGTCATAGTGGTTCATTGCGTCTTCGATGTCGTAAATCAGAACGTCAGCAGTCAGCAGACCATCGATGTTAATGGTGCGCTCAGTGTGCTTCATGTCTTTACGTTTGTCATCGAGGTTCTCACCCGGTTGCAGATAAGCAGCCTTGGTACGACCCAGCACAGGGAATTGCGCAGACTTACCGGACTGAATGGAACGCACGAGGTGTTTGTTCATAGTCACGGAAGTACGAGTAAACGCGGTCAGAACTTCACCACCGAATACTTTCAGGAACAGAGCCAGTTTATCACCAGCGCTCATACCTTTACCTTGGTCTTTACCAATTTGCTGACCACCAGTCATGTTAGCCATGTTGAATCTCCTTCTGTTGATTTAAAGTTAAATGTGTGAGGTACTACTTGAAACGAGTTGGTTCTCATTGTGTATCACTCAAAGGGAGCATTCCCACGATGTGCTCGGAAGCCAGATGCCACAGCAACTTAATGGTCTGTGTGACCTCCAATCGTGGGATTCCATCTCTCTCTCTCCCAATAGTGAGTCGTATTAATTTTAGAACTGACTGTACATCATCTTTCGCTCAACTTCGGCACGGAACTTACTGTCGTGACGATAGCGAGGGTCAGACATTGCAGCAATCATCTCAGCCTGTGACTCAAAGCCAGACTGTTTGGTGCGCACAGGGGCAGCAGGTACAGCACGTTTAGAAATGCTACGAGTAGCAGGTTTACCGAAAGTCTTCGCACGACTTGCACCAGCGAGATTCACGATAGCCTTCACTGTAGCGATGTCACGGTTTTCCAGAGCGTTAATCAGAGACTCGGCAGCATCAGGGTTTGATACTTCGAGGTGACTATAGATTGCTTGGAATTGTGATTCACCACCAGCGAACTGCATGACAGACTTAACGTACTGGTCTACCAGAGCTTCCTGACCTCGGATGTAGGAGTCTACGAATGACTTAGAGTAACCAGCTTTAGCCAGTTCTTCGTAAGACTGTTCGGACAGACCATCTTCACCGTACTCCTGTTGGATTCGAACAATGGTGTCTTCTGGCAGACCACGTTCAGCAGCCTGAGTGACCATCTCTTCGAAGCCAGCTTCATGCTCTTCGAGTTGACTTGAGGCTTCATTCAGTTCAGCCGGAATGTCACCCACAGGTTCGAAACCTTCAGCACCTTCTTCTTCGCCTTCCGAGTAGTCGATTTCCTCAACTGACTCTTCTGGTTCGCCGTCAGCACTGATACGGATTTCAGTACGGTCTTCTTCACCTTCCTCACCGAAAGGGTCTGGATTGCCATACGGGTCATCATTGTGTGCTAACTCGATTGCATCATCACCATCACGGGCAGCAACATCGAGTTCAAGCATAGCCTGTTCGTGATCAGTAGGAGTAGACCCACCGACAACCGCAGAGTTCACACCGAAAGATGCGTAAACGTCAGCATTAGATTCACCAGCCATAATTATAATCTCCTTAACATAAAGTTTGAACTCAAAGGGACACCAAGGACTCCAACCTTGTGACGGCGCTCATTTCAAAGCCGTGTGTTCCCATTAGTGAGTCGTATTAAACCATGCCAGCCTGTTCAGCCACAGCCTGCATATTCTCAGGGCTTGCAGTAGCCAGCGCACCAGCACCAGCACCAGCAGACGCAGCAGCGTTCTCCATAGCAGTACCCTGTGCGGCGTCAGCCATTTCCTGTTGCTTCTCTTCAGGTGTCTTAAGGATACCAGAAGTGTCGATGCCGATAGCGTTCGCAATGCGCAACTTAATGGTCGCAATGTTGATGTCAGGGTCATTCTGCATAGGAGCAAGAGCAGACCACGCAGCAATACAACGTTCCAGCTTATCGAGGTCTTGACCACGACCCAATGCTTCCATCCCGGTACTGATAGTCGGCTCAACGGCCTCTTTCGGTAACTCAGGAATCTGATTGGTTGCTTGAAGCTGTTTTAATAGGACACGAACCATCGGTAACTGAAGTTCCTGTGAGAGAATCGAATAGACGCCACCAAGGGTATCTTCCAGTTCAGATGCAACATAACGAATCTCTTCGGCTGTCACACGCTCACCAGTACGCTGTACCGCAGAGTTCAGCATAAAGGCATAGGACAGTCGGCCTTCAATCTGTTCACTCACAGCGCGAGCCACAGAGAAGTCAGCGGCCTTTTCGAGTTGTAGGAACGAGATGTCTTCTGGACGACCGGACACAAAGTCACCTGTCTGTGCTTTCGTTAAGCGACGAACCTGTGTGATACCAGCCGGGTTAACCAAGCCGATTACCTTTGCGCTAATCATAGACATCTTGACGATTGCTTCCTGAAGGTTCTCAAGTGAACGTAAGTCACCTAAGTATTCCTCACAATACGAACGACCATATGACTCTCCATCAATGCGCACCATGCGAACCGGGATATACGGACAAGCGTCCACCGGATAAGAAGCATCTGTGCCTTCGACTTCAACGCCATCAATCTCTTCGTACTTCAGGTACTCTCCAGATTCCTCATCGAGATAAATGTGAGTGTACACATCAATCATTTCGTCACCCTTATGTTCCTGACCGGAGTCCATAGAGTTCCTTACGTCTTCTGGCAGTGCTGCATAGGCAGTCTTATCCAAGGTCACAATCTGTAGTACCGTGCCGAATGCGTCTCGTTGGACAACATAAGAAGACAGGCGGTATAACTTCATGGGATTGTAAGTACCTTCAGGTTCAGGAATGTACAGCAGAGCGTTACCCGCTACGACCAACTGCTTGAGGGTCTCAAAGAGTGTCACACGGTATGAGTTTGACTCGATGTAGTTCATCAAGATTCGCTCGACCATAGAGAGACCTTCTTCGACCTTCGCCAGTTCGGCAGGCTGTGCTACCAATTGTTTCGCTTCGAACTCAGAGATGGTCAGCTTCATCCAAGTCTGCATGGGGAACAGAGCAAGCATGAGCTTAGAGGCCAAGTTGTTCAGACCACGAGCACCCACTGCTTGCCACGGAGTAGTGTAGTCAGTAGAGGCGTTATCGGAGTCCTTCGGGAACAACGAGGGGATGGTGTACTTCGCACAGTTTTCCGCACGGGTCTCATAGGAGTTCCGGTCGTTCTTCAATGAGTCATACACCGCCTTGGCACCATTCTCAGCGAAGCCTTCACGAGTTTGTGAGCTTGCCATTTAGCGCCTCCTTATTAAATGTTTATGCCCCCGCCAGAACTACGAGCGACACTCAGAGATTTCTTACCGCCAGCACGAGCTTTCTTCTTGCCGGATTCTGTTTGAGACTCATCAGCGGTGTCCACATCTTCTTTACTTGGTGGCTCGATAATCTGTGCGGCAGGTGTAGGAGCAGCTACAGGAGCAGCTTGCTGAACCACAACTTCAGGTTCCTTCTGTCCACCCCCAAGTAGACCAGTAGCGGCACCTACAGTACCCTTGACCACCTGTTCCACTGGCTTAGATACCCGCTTAACGGCCTTCTTCACAGCCTTCTTAATCTTTTTACCCCAACCCATGATACACCTCCTAGTTACTTATTCTTAAAGACACTGGTACGAATACCAGACTTGGACTTCTTCTTGGCTGCATTATCAGCCTTATTGGACTTCTCAACGGAGTCATCCAGTTTTACCTTCAGGGACTTCTTGCCACCAGTTGGCACCTCAGAAGAGGTTCCTGTATCCTTATCGGTATCGTCATCGCCACCAAAGAGGATTCCTTTCGGTTCCTCAGTAAGTGGTGCAGGGTCTACCGCACGGACTTGGTTAGTATCCACTTTAGGCGTTTTAATCTTAGGCGACCAGCACATCAGATTACCTCCTGTTATTAGGATTCTGCCTGTTCCTTACGGATTGCCTCCATGTCGTCTAGTGTTTGAGACGCATAGTTGAGACCCGCGAGGAACCCAGCGATATAGCTTTCAGACCACCCAGCCTGTTTCAATCGGTTGATAAGACCAGACTGTATAGCGTATCCAGCATTATACTGAACCTGTAGATACTCCATAACACTCCGAGGAACATTAGGGATATCTTGTGGGTTCTCCATGTACTTCTTGATGGGGGTTAACATAATCAATGTTCTCCTTAAAGTTAGAACTTAAAGTAGGTATCATATAGGCACCCCTCTCCAATAGTGAGTCGTATTGATTTCACGTCGAGAGAAGAATGCCTAGAGTTACACACTCAAAGTGTTGCGATGAATGCAGCCCACACAGCAGCGAAGGCTACAACCGCGAACATTACGAACGCAACTGTTCCGGCGACCATAGGTAAATCTCCTTGTCGATAAAGTTGTACTCTTCGAAACGAAGGATGCGAGCCATCTGGCCTTGCTTAATGATTTCCTCTTCGGTCATCCCAGCTTTGGCACCAAGGGTCACAATCGCTTCCCACAAGGTTCGGTCTCCCATGTCAACCTTCTTCCATTCGAGAACTGTCTGTCCCTTACGGGCACCAGACTTAAAGGTTTTCTCAACCTGTTCAAAGGCATACGGATTCTCCAGCCACTCAGAGGTAGTCTCACCCCAGCCCGGAATGCCACCGTAGCCATCCGTCAAGTCACCTTTAATGGTCTGATAGATGTGCCAGTAGTCAGCAGTAGTCTGGTCTTGAGTCAAGATGTTACCAGTAGTGCACCACAAGAAGTCACAATCAGGGATGGTCTTAAAGTCCTTATCACAGGAGACCAGCACAGCCTTCTTGAAACCAAAGTGTTTAGCACCAGACCCAATGATTCCCATTACGTCATCACCCTCTAAGCGAGGCTCAAGGATAGACGTCCAGTCCTCAAAGGATTGAACACGCTCGACGAACGCACGGTAGCCTACAGGCTTACGGGACGCCTTACGGTTCTCCTTATAGGTTGGGTCAACCAAGACTTTACGCCAGTTGATACTGTCAGTGAACGCTAAGATGATTGGTGCGCCAGCCCATGCTTTCTTGCGAGAGGCATAGCTTCGGATGGAGTCAACCAGAATATTCCATGCTTTACCGTGGTCACACTCTAAACTCCAAATATCGTCATCCCATTGGGTCTCAACCTCGCTCGCTGCCATTGCCTGAAACACAAGCCAGTCACCATCCATCACCAAGACTCCCTTATCGGACTTGCCTTGGCGTATCTCATAGAACTCCTTCAGTGTAATGGCACTCATTCGTCGTCCTCCCCATAGTAACCACCATCAGAAAGTGACTCAGAGAACCACGACCAGTTGTCAACGCTACCAGTCTCAAGGCACTCACGCCACAGTCTGTCATCAGCAGCCGACTCAATGTGCTTCTTAAGGTCGGCACGGAGTTCTAACGCCATGCCATTCTCTTCAGCGTTGAGATGCCCAAGAAGAGCATCAAAGCGAGCTAATAGCTTACTCATACACAACCTCCCATCTTAGTCAGGAAACGGACGCCAGCACCTGTTACTTCCCAAGCGCCAGCATTACGCCCATCAGTTGATAGGCAAGAGATATGACCACGGCTTGCAGCCTCAGCCACCAGTGACGCATTGTTGCGCACATAGTTCGACTGAAAGGTCTTAGGGCAGCTTTTGATAGCCGCCAGTACACGTAAATAATCACCCATTAGAATTTCTCCCGTACAGTTGCTGGAGAGAACTTAATGTTCACTACGTCACAGCTAATCTCTTGACACAACTCACGAAGTGCTGTACGCAATTCATCCTTCATGATAGCTACCATAGCGCCTTCTGGACCATGAGTCAGCGCCTGAACCAGTAAGTTGTCCTGACGTGGTGTACGCTTGTCCATCTTAGCGAGTTCAACCAGAGCAGCATTTAGTGCTTCTTCCTGTTCATTACTCAGAGTTGCAGTTACGTCGAACGCTACACGAAATTGTTTGTTCATACCCATGATATGTTTCTCCTATTGATTAGTGGCAATCTTTCCAGTTCGCACCAGTTTTACCTTCAGTATCTAACTGGCACCTAAAGTTAAAGTGATCTCCCACCAAGCGCATCGCTTCCTGTGCTAACTCAACGACCTTATCGGCAATCTCTTGAGTCCTTGCAGCAAGCTGTTGCTCATCGTGTATCCACCCCATGAGGCAGAAGTCACCATCCCAGCCGTGCTTGTAGCCCATCTCAAGGAGCATCTCTTCTGTCTTGACAATCCACAGTTTACAAATCAGAGCACCAGCAGACTGCAACAAGGTGTTCAGTGCAGCGTGAGGACTACGGACATGGACTTTACGACCATCCAAGCCACGAACCCAACGGCGCTTCCAAGTTACTTTCTGTTCGCCACCAACCCACTTAGAGTCCTTGACGAGTGTCCCTGTGATTGCTTCACGTAACGCAGCGATAGCCGGAGTTTGCTCAAGGAAGTTCTTGATGAGTCGCTTACCATCTTCGGCAGTACCACCAACAATCTGTCCAATCTTCGCAGCACCAGCACCATAGAGGAACCCATAGATAAATGTCTTAGCGTTGTCACGAGTTGGTAGACCCGCAGCCAACTGGTTCTTCGTATGGATGTCACCCGTTAGGATGGTCTCGACGTACTCACCCTCATCATAACGATACATGAAGTGGCCCAAGCAGCGTAGCTCAAGGCCTGACGCATCCACACCCACTTGAATCCAAGGGTCTGGCTTACCGTCTTTCATGTTGTGCTCGGCACCGAAAGCAGCACGACAAGGTTCACCATAAGCAGCACGAATGGAAGGCACCTGTGCCACGTTAGGGAAACTATGGGTTGCACGACCAGTTACCGCACCATTCGGGTTAACGCTTCCGTGAATACGACCATCTTCTCCAATCATTCGGAGCCAGCCGTTATCACCCTCAGCAACCTGACCGATTCGTTTCTGAATCATGAGGTACTCTTTGATAAGTTCAATGCAACGCTGTGCGTTCGGGTCATCTACCTTAACGTGCTCTAAGACTTCATCGTCTACCTTTGGTGCACCACTTGGTGTGAACTCCAGAGGCACCCAACCAGCTTTGGTCAGTACACGGGTGATGTGGTCACGGCTCGCAGGGTTAAACACAATGTGCTCTACTGGAGTATACGGAGCACCCTCTACATAATCACGAGTATCCAACTCGCACGGCTCTAAGCCTTCACGTTGCTTCTTGTTCTTAGGCTTCTTAAAGATGCCACCCTGTTTCGGGTACTTCACACGAGGATACTTGGTGAGCGGCTTTCCGGTACGAGGATGCCTGAATGCTTCAGTACCGCCCTTAGCGGAATACCATGAGCCAAACGTATTGGTTAACTCTACGAGTAGCTCACCACGTCTGCCAGCGAGTTCTGCATACAGGTTCTCTAAGGACTTGATGTCAATAGGGAAACCATTACGTTCCATCTTAGCTAACAACCAAGCAGCATCATGTTCCAGCTTGACAGCCTCAAGGCTACCATTCCAGAAACGGTCTGCTTCTGTGCTTCCAGCAGGTGTCTCGTTAGGGAAATAGAATGTGTTGCTACACAGTTTCTCGAAGAGAGCCTTGGTGACTACAACGTCTTGAACGTTATATTCCATCATGTCTTCGTTGAACAGCAACCACTCCATCCCATCAACGTATTCTTCACCAGACTCAGCCAGCGAAGCCTTGAAGTCGTCCTTGTACTCACCCTTCATTTCGCCTAAGCGGTAGCCCCATGCTTCCAGAGCGTGAGACCCAAAGCGTTTACCGGGAAGTTTCCCAGCACGTAACAGACCTGCATCGGTGTCCTTGATGTTTGAATAAATCAAACGGGACATCACGAGGGTATCCAGTACGTTGTCTTTAGTGAACTTAACGTAACGATTGAGCAGCAGCTTTGCCAGCTTCTCGATTACCGGAACGTCATACTTGTGACCGTTGTGAAACACAATGAGACCACCGCGAGCAACCTCGGCTTCGAGAGCATCAATGTATGCCCCAAAGTCGTCAGGTCGGTAACGGATGTACTGGTCAGTTGTGTAGTCGTAAGTCACCGCACAGTGAAATTGACTGACGTTGTGCAGTAACCCGTTTGTTTCGATGTCGGTAAGTAACATTGTGTTTACTCCTTAGTGGTTGCTAACGTAGCCCATGTGTGCTTTAGGGTCAATGACCTTCAGCTTATAGGACTGCGTAGGATAGGTTAGCATACCCGCGGTTGTACCATGAGGCGTGATGCGGTTAACTCGTGAGAGCATACACACTGTGCCTTCAACGCCACGAACGAACCAGATGTCGCCGAAATCAGCCTTCATCGTTACGAAGTCGCCTTTCTTAACGTGGGTCATGGTGTTTGAATCAAAGGTCTTAAAGGACAGGTCTGGACGCTGTGGCTTAGGTGCAACCCATTTGCCATACTTACGAGTCCACCCTAAGTTCTTCAGGACGTGCAGCGCAGAGTCACGAGCACACTCATGCTCTTTAACGTCAGCCAGTTCAGCTTCCAGCTTAGAGATTTCTGCTTCGATTGCATTACGAGTACGCATGGTGTTTCTCCTTTAGTGTTCATTAAGTAATCAAAAGTTAATCACAAAGGCCACCAGTTAAGATGACCTTTAGTTTAACTCTTAGTGCAGCTTGCCTCCAGACTTTTCAGACAGAGACACGGCTTCTTCACTTGTCACTTTGGTCAGCAGTAATTCACGAGTCTTGTCTTCACCTACAGCCACAGTAGCAGCTACAACAACGGAAGCCAGTAGACGACCTGCCTGTGTGTCATCCAAAGTTACACGCTGTGTGTGCGCCGTGGTGGACTTATGGTCTTTCCAGCGGTAGACCAGAGTTACCTTGTCATTACGGACGTTGATGTGAACTCGACGAGCATACTGGTCAACGGTATCGGACAGACGGATGGTATTGCCGGGGAATTTAATAGCCATGTTATGTTACCCCCTTACAGGAAGAATTTGTTGAGGTCGGTTGCTTTAGCTGCAATCTTAGCAGCAGACGTTATACCAGCACTTGCATCTCCAGCCATCAGTCGTGCCTGTTTAGCCAAGCGTTGTGCCTTTGCAGTATCTTTGCGAGCCTTGTCGTTCAGACGTTTAGCTTCACGGAAGTACATTTTAACTACCAGTTTACCGAGAGTGTTGATGAATTTAAACATTGTGATTCTCCTTAAGTGGATTGATAAGAGGGAACAGAATGTCTGTCCCATTAGTGAGTTGTATTGATTTACTATCAGAAGTCCTGACCGTCTTCTTCTGGTTCCCAGCCGCTATCTCCATCTCCTTCATCTTCAGGTGATGTAGTCGGTTCAAGCCAGCCCGTTTCTTTGTTGTAGGCCATGTGTCCAGCCACGCCAGTATCACCAGTGAAACGACACTTGAGAACACGAAGCTGGACAAGATTAGGATAGTCACCTTGCTGGTTACGCTCCAAGGCAATGATGGTATCGCTAAGTTGACGCAGCGCGCCAGAGCCACGCAGGTCAGTAATACTAACAGGACGACCTTCTTCATGTGCTTTCCCCTTCTCAGGATTCTTGAGGTGACAGATTACCACCACGACCACACCTTTAGTCTTCGCAAAGGCTTTCAGCTTGGTCATCAGTCGGTCAATCGTCTTACGCTCATCAGAGTTATCTTCCATTCCAGACACCACGATTGAAATGTGGTCCAGCAGGATTACGTTACAGTCGAGGCCATCGACCATATATGACAGCTTGGCAAACAGTCGGTCCTCTTGGGACTCCGCAAAGGAATCATAGAGGTGGAACATATCAGTGTTGAACAGTTCGTCGTACCATGTATCAAAACGTCCGTCCATTAAGATTTCCATCTTGAGGTCTTTGTCTTGACGCAAGCGAACGTTATTGTTCAGGCCCATCATGTCCTGCACAGTCTCCTCAACGGCTTCCTCAAGCATCGCTAAGCCTACTCGTGAACCGCCTTTACCCCAGAGGAGCATCTGCTGTCGAACGAATGTGGACTTACCCATACCGGAACCTGAAGTGACCATGATTACTTCACCACCACGAGCACCGAGTGTCATATCGTTTAACTTCGGCTGACCAGTGAACAGCAAACCCGTAGTGTCCATCTTAATCATGGCCTCACGGACTCTGTCCTTAAGGTTAATCGCTGAGACAACACCATCGGGAACCCAAGGCTGTGCGTTCCATATCTGGTCTGTTACTGCTTTCGACTGCCCGTTAAGTAAACAATCATTGGGGTCTTTAAGAGGCAGTACAGCAACCCGAACCTTACCACTTGGCAAGACAGGAGCACATTCTTCGATGGCCTTACGTCCGGGTTCATCCATGTCAAACATTAGGATAATCTCATCGAACTGGTCGAAGTATTCAAAGTTAGCAGCACAAGTTTTCTTCGCGGCCTGAGCACCCATAGGGAGACTCACAACGGGATACTTCCCTTCTTGAAGCTGAGCCACAGTCAAGCAATCAATCTCACCTTCTGTCACAACAATCTTCTTGCCGCCATTCCACAACTGCTTGCCGAACAATAGGTCAGCCTTGAGTTTCCCCTTTGCTGAGAACTCCTTGTTCTTGCCGCGCACCTTCTGACCCACGAGGTTTCCCTCAACGTCATAGTAGTTTGCAACCTGAAGCATCTCTCCGTTAACTTTTGCTATCCAGTAGCCATACTTTCGGCAGATATCTTCCATTAGGCCACGAGCACGTAGATTCGTGTAGCGACCATCGGAGTCCCCGAAGTTCAGCATGTTAGACATGTTGTCACCTCCAGTGTTATAAGTGCGTTTCCGCTTGGATAGTTTCTCCTTTGTCTCAGCGTCTCCCGGGACGTGGTTCTGGCAGACAAAACAATATTGATGGGAGTCTGAGTACATACCGTTGCCATCTGAAGACCCGCAGTTCTCGCAGGGTAAATGATAAAGGAACATAGAATCTTGTTGTTCTTCCATATCCATGATAGGACTCCTACAGGAACGGACGCAGTGCGCCACAAACGATAATGATGATGACCAAAAGTGTCACCGGAAGTGCTTCACCAAATAGCTTACGCATAGTGGTTACTCCTTATACAATTTTACCGAACAAAGGGAGAAACCTTTCGGCTCTCCCATAGTGAGTTCTATTAGCCCCAATCGCTCGTGACCAGTTCTCCAGTCTTCAGCCAGAGGCTCAAGTTGAAGGACGGACAGGCTTTCGGTGCAACATCGTGGTGAGCTTTAATAGCCGCATCAGGATACAGGTCGAGCAGGTCTGCCAGCTTCTCTTTAAGACTCTGCATCTGTGCAGGCGTAAAGTTAGCTTCGTGGTTGCCCTTATCGTTGATACCACCAACGAGACACACACCGACTGACTTACTGTTCCAATCCTTAACGTGAGACCCAACGACTTCGACCGGGCGGCCTTCTTCGATTGTACCATCACGGCGAATCACAAAATGATAGCCAATTGCTAACCAACCGAGTTCTTTATGCCACTGACTGATTTCACGGACACCCACGTCCATAGTTGGCTTTGTTGCACTACAGTGTACGAAGATTGCTTCTGTCGAACTGCGTGGTTTAAATTGTACCTTGCTCATTTCTTCTTCACCTCTTTAAATTTATTGAATGGAACATCCTTAGAAGGCTCTTTAAGCCATTCAGCAGGTATCAGCTTGTCTGCAAACTTAATACCGTGTTTTTCCGCCCACTCACCGTAGCTTGTGGGAGACCCTTTGTATATCTTGGTGCGACTGCTTGAGAAGACCAGACGGATGTCCAGTTCAGGATACTGTTCACGAATCAGCAAGTGTTTCTTGCGGTCGTCACTTTCCCATAAGCCTTTTGTCTCAACAAAGATACCGTTAGGTAATAAAATGTCTGGTGTGTAATGATGATTACTTGCGGGAACCACATAAGGCACTCTCCACATTTCGTACTCGGCTTTAACACCCTTGGACTCTAAGAGTTTCATGTTCTTCTCTTCAAGCCCACTTCGGTAGATACCTACCTTCTTGATTCCTTTAGCGCCGTAACCTGCCATGTTTCTGCCTCCAACGTATTGCTTGTGGAGTAACTCCGAACATCTCAGCAAGTTCCTTTAGAGTCTTATCGGATTTCAGAATGAACTCTACGTCACTCTCGGTCAGCTTAGTCTTGTGATTAGCTTCTCCTATATGTACCGGCGGCATCACCATGCGTCCTCGTTTCTTGCAGTCCTGCATGTTATCTTTGTGAGTGCCAACCTCAAGATGTTCAGGGTTACAGCAACAAGGGTTATCACATTTATGTCTAACGACAAGACCTTCAGGAATTTCTCCATGAAACTCTCGGTAAGACACTCGGTGTGCATATGCTTGCTTCTGGTGTCCTATAGATATAAGACCATAGCCAGAAGGTAGCCGAGAGCGTTGCCACTCCCAGCAGCCAGTAGGAGAGACTTTAGAGTAAGCCTCCAGTTTCTCCTTAAGTGTCATTTAGAAATCACCGTCTTCATCGTCCTCTTCTTCCGGTTCTTCGTTCCAACCAGAATCATTTTGAGGACGTTGACGGGTCTGTGCTTCATCGGCTTCGTATCCATCTTCTTCGATTTCATCTGACCAATCGTCATCACCACCACCGAACTCGACCAGCTTAATCAGCATCACGGAATCCAGTTGCAGCTTAACGGAAGCACCTGCCACAGCAGACCAACCATAAGGGAACAGAGTGTATTTAATCTTCAGTTCAGAACCACCGGAGATAGCCGGACGCTCACCACGGATGCGCTTACCTTTGGAGTCCACAATAGCCAAGTCGATTGGTTTGTTCTCACCAGTCTTCTTATCAGTGTACGAGCCGTAACACTTAAAGTGAAACGTAGTGGTTCCGTCTTCGTTATCCATGAACGGCATGTCGCCAACGTATGGCTTCAGCGGTTTCTTGCCCTTAACTGCCTTCGGCGGGTTCGCTTCGTACTCTTCGAGTCGAGCAGCGTAGTCCGTTTCGTGGGCTTCGACAATCTCGTCAATCATTTTCTGACAGCGAGGGTCGTCGTTGGATACAGTCAGTGATACTTTGTAGACACCGCGTTCGTTCTTGAAGTCACCGCTACCGAAGTCCGGCTTAGCCAGATAGCAATACGGTTCAGCGATACCACGAGCGGTAGTGAATACTTTACGTTTGATAAAAGCCATGATGATTCTCCTTTGGTTTTTGAAAGTTAAAAGTGGGAAACGTTAAGTGTCTCCCATTAGTGAGTCCTATTAGACCTTACGGTCAGGACGGACACGAGTCACGGCAAAACGACGATCAGCTTCGTACTGCCACTCAGCCAGTTTTAATGCAGTGTCGAGGTCTTGTGCGAACACAGGGACTTCAAAAGACTGCGAGCTACATTCGATGGTCACGAAGAATTTCTTGTCGTTGACCACAAGGCTTCCTTTATTCTCAGACATAATGTCCTCCTGTTATTTCATTCGGGATAGCCAGAGTTTAGCCATCTCCATATAATCCAAGGCCGCAGGCTGGTTGTAATCCCGCATGGCCTCTTCAGCTTTCTTGATGCACCACTCTACGTTCTCACGCATAGCACTTGTCCTTATGAATCTCATACAGTTCAGTGAAGAATGCAGCTTTCGCTAAGTCCTTCTCCATGTATGCTAATTCAGACTTCTTGCCTGCACGTAGTCGATACTTCAAGACTGTCCCTAAGATGTACCCTTTGAACTGTTCCACAGTCATAGAGCGAGCAATCACTTCGATAGCCTCAATGTCATCAAACAACATATAGTGGCTCGGAGTGCGCACACTCTCTATATCTTGTGGTGCTTCTGGTGGTGCTTCTGGTGGTGCTTCTGGTGGTGGGACTGGCTTCGGTTCCGCCCGTGTGTCCAGTACGCGAATATCACCTATAGTAATACCAATATCCTCCAAGGGGCACTGGCTACAAACAAGGGCTGGATGACAAACCACGCCTGAAGTACAGGTTGCTCTCTCAGACTTATCTGTATTGTAGTCCACGAGAATCTCAATGATTTTGTTTCTTGGAAGGTCAGCCATTAGAACACCTCCTTGATACGCGCAATGACCAGACGGACTTTAGGGAAACGAGTGACGAGAACCGGAATGAAAGGCCGGGGGCCAGTGGTCGCTTCTTTATATAAGCCAGTCGTAATCACAGCGTGAACACGAGGTGCTAACTCAATGGTCGAGCCAAGCACTTTAGGAATTGCTGCGTGTTTCTCAGAGGCCAGAACCGTAGAGCGGTCAGCGCCACGAGCCGAAAAGATACCGTTAGATTTATTGAAGTGTAGACGTAACATAAGTGTTTCCTCCATAGGTGAGTCGTTTAACAGTCAGGCCAGTAGTTGTCGTCAATGACGATGAAAGCAAACGTGGCGACAATAGATGCAGCAATTAGAAACAGCATGAGGATGTTCCTCCATAGTGAGTTGTATAGAAACGCGAAAAGGCCAGCCTTATTCAAGTATCCTACTGGCTTACCGTTGGGCTTGGAGAGGCCACTAGGAGCCTCCCTGTTTACTTTAAATCTTTTCTTTAGGATTGCTCTCCACTCCACGGAACATTTCAAAACTTGGATGCCGCAATGACCCATCGCTTGTTTCCTCCATGTAGTTTACTTGACACTGCCAGCCTGTATAGAAGTCCTCGCCGTGTTCCTTAACGTTGGCTGTGAACTCATCCATGAGAGCCTGTGAGATATTGTTTGCGGCAACATGTCGACCAGTCTCTAAGAGAACATTGAAGCCAATCACCAAGCCTTCATTAGCCAGACCCGGAGTACCCCAATTGACAGACTGGATGACACCATCAGCTTCACACTCAGGCTTGAGCTTCCAGAAGCCAGACTTCTTACCACGCTGATAGAATGCCAGCGGGTCTTTCACTACCAGACCTTCGTGACACCATAGGCGCCGGGCTTTCTCATAGAGTGCTGTTAGTTCCACATAGTCGTAGACTTCATAGCTCTCAGAGATGCACCAGTCGATTTCAGGGAAGTGCTCACGCAGTACCGGAAGCATAGCCTTAACGTGCTCACGCATCAGTAGGTTCATTACTTCATAGGTATCACCGGACACCATAGAGTCAAACGGCATGACACCATAGAGAACGACCTTGAGCTTTGAAGGGTCTAAGTGGAACGGCTGTTTGTTCTTCTCCCATGATGAGTGGAACCACTCGCTGGTGGTGTAAGCAAAGTTTGACTGCTTGAGCCACTTGGTACGCAATAGGCCAGACCCCGTGTAGAAGTCCACGCCTTTGACCATTAGCTCACCATCAAGCATGAAGCCATCAGGGAAGATACAGCGGTCATCTTTGAGAAGGCGCTGCCAGCGTGAGTCGAACCCGTTGAGGTGCTCAAGAGCCGGGATAGTCTTAGAGACACGAGAGAGCCACATGCTGTCAGCCATGTTGTCAACTACAATGTTACCACGAACGCCATCATATTTTACGTCACAGATGAGATAGCCAGCTTTATCAAGGGCTTTCTTAACAGCAGACTCAACGAATGATACAGCTTTATGTGGATTGGTCTTGAATGTGATTTCCATGATGGAACTCCTATATATGTATTGGTTAAGGTTTAATCAAAAAGTTAATCACAAAGGCCACCATTAAGATGACCTTGAGTTTAACTCTTTCGCAATAGTGAGTCGTATTACTTCCAGCTACTGATTGCTTCAGCCAGACCGCGCATCCACGCAGTACATGTATTGAACAGGACGTCATCATCATAGTGCATGAAGGACTCTTTCCCCATCATGTCACCACTGGTCATCATCGAGACCTCTATGTTAATCGCACGGACTCGTCGTTCTGTCACAACCTCATGTGTAATCTTCACGTTGCACCCAAGAACTTCAAGTCCTTCGAGTGCGCTCTTATATGCTGCCAAGTTACCACTGTATAAGCGACCCATTAGAGTGCCTCCTTCCAGTTGCGTTTCTCAGAGTTGCCACGCTGTGTCTTGTGGCGTTTCTTCATGCGGTCTTTACGTTCCTGCCACTCGGCACCGTGCTCGTTGACTACGTTGTTGCGCTTAGTGGTTGGTTCAAAGTTGGTACGCATAATGTTGTTTCCTTCTGTGTGTGTAGTTAATGACAGTTAATCATGAAGGCCACCAAATGTGATGACCTTGAGTTTAACTTTCTCAATAGTGAGTCGTATTGTCTGTAACCTTATAGGTTATCTCAATGCGACCAGCTACATCCTTCTTATAGTAGGTGAACTCTTTACGCTCACCATCAGTGCACGTCTGTGTCAGCAGATAGCGGTCATCCTGTTCTACCCACGCCAGTGCTTGGACATCCTTGCCACACGAGCCAAGACCCAGCTTGAACTCAGTGCGCTTCCAGCCAGCATCCGGTATGTGTGCTGTGAACTTAATGGACGTGATGCCACTAAACAGGATGTCATCGCGGAACTTCGTAAGGGTCTTAATGTGTTCACGCTGTCCCTTTATAGTCTCTCTTAGACCATCAATCACGTTCTTGGCGCACTCATCTTGGTGCTTACGGTCTTGATCGAACGACCACTCGGTGCGGTGGAGCCTGTCTTGTAGTGCTCTCAAGGATTTATCGTTAGATGCAAGCTGTACCTGACAGCCTTTACGTAGAGACATCTCAGAGTGCAACGACTCGTTGAGGTGTGCAATGCGATATGCAAACCGAGCCAGTAGAGTCAGAGAGACGATTGTAGTGATGATGGCGATGAAAGTAATCATGTTGGAACCTCTTAAAGTTAGAACTTAAAGTATCTTAAAGTTAGAGAACCCCGAAGGGTTCCCAATAGTGAGTCGTATTAGATTCCGTTAGGCAAACGCAAAGTCTGCCTTCAGGATTTCTTGGAGGTCGAGAGAGCCTTTAGCTGGCATCTCAGGCATCTTGTCTAACTGTGATTCGTGTAACTGATCAGCGAACTGGTCACGGAAGTCTGCGAGTACATCGTTTTCTTCGTAGGTGTTCACCAGCGTTTCACGTACAGCTTTAAACAGGTTGCCAGCGTCAGCCGGGATAGTACCGAATGAGTCATGAATCAGTGCGAAGGATTCCACACCGTAGACCTCATAGGAGCGCACCACGGTCATGCGTAGGTGACTACCGTCCATTGAGTGGACAAAGTTAGGTGCAATGCCTGACTCCTGCTTACGTGCGTCAATTCCGCTATCCTTGTTGGTGTTCACGGTAGGTTGCAGACGAATCTGACCTAAGAACATCAGGTTCAAGCGGGTTTGTACTGGCTTACGGTACTCCTGCCACACAGGGAACCCGTCAGGTGTAACCCAATGAACCGCACAGCGCTTACGGAGGACATCTTTAGTCTTCTTGTCCTTGACTTCAGCAGCCAGAAGTTTAGCAGCAGACTTGAGCCAGTTCATGGCCTCTACAGCAGCGACCACAGTCACAGTCACAGAGTCCCATATCAGCTTCGCCATATACCCAGCAGCTTGGTTAGGTTGAGTGAACATCAAGCCCTTGCCATCGTCGATAGCTGGCTGAATGGTATCCTCTAACACTTGGTCCCTGAAGCCATACTCTTTGGAACCGTAGGCCAACGTCATGACCGAACGCTTAGTGACCTTACGTGTTACTCCATGTGCTAACCATTGACCAGCAAGTTCCTTAGTTCCCAGCTTGAGCTTCTCAGTGATTTCGCCAGTGTCCTTATTGGTCACGGTTTCGACTTCGTTGTCAGTGCCGTTGATTACATCTTGCTTCAGAATCTCGTTGACACGTTCAGCTACGATGCGGTAGATGTCTTGGACTTCCTTGCTTGGCAGCAGGTTAACAGCGCGACCGCCAACTTCATCACGAAGCATTGCGGAGAAGTGTTGAATACCGGAGCAGCTACCATCGAACGCCAGTGGCAGAGAACAGTTGTAGTTCATACCGTGGTGTTGCACACCTGCGTACTCAAAGCAGAACGCGAGGAAGCAGAACGGTGAATCTTGCTCAGCCCACCAAGTGTTAGAAATCGGGTCCTCAGCTACACTCATGATGTTCTCGTGGTTGTCCTCAATGAACTTGATGCGTTCAGCAAAGTCAACCTTATCGACACCAGCAGTGTTAGCGCCATGAATCTTCAGCCAGTAGTAACCATCGACACCAATTGGTTTCCCTTTGGCGAGCGTTAGCAGACCCTTGGTCATGTCGTTGCCCTGTGGGTTGAACATCGGGACCGCATACACTCGACCACGCCAATCCATGTTCATTGGGAACCATATGGCCTTGAATTGAGAGAACTTATTGGCCTGAGAGAGCATGAACTCCATACTCATACGGCGAGACACTCGGGCCTTCTCTTTGCGGTAGACTGCTGAGGCTTCTTTCTTCCATGCCTTCAGTGCAATCTCGTTGGTGTCAATGTCGTCTGGCTTCATAGGTAACTCGCCACGTTCCATTGCAGGTACATCGTCAACCGGACAGTGCTTCCAGTTTACAATCTCGTTGACCACTGCCAGAACCTTCTTGTTAATCTTCCAAGGGGTATTCTGTGCGATGTTAACAGCCTTGTACACTTCAGGCATATACACATCGTTGTAACGCTCAAGGCCCTTCTTGGAGCCTGTGCGAACCAATGAGAGAGGCTTACGCCCAGCGGCCCAATACCCACCACCTACCGGACTCGTCCAAGGCTTCGGAGGGACGACACAAGGTTGATACATTGGAGCGATTGCAGCCAGTGCGCCAGCACGTTTAGACAGCAGGTCAACATATTGTTCGGTAAGCTGGATGTACTCGCCATCCTTCTCAATGTTACCCGCGAAAGGTCTGTGCAGTTCGACTAATCCAGTGTACCCAATGAGAATCTCAAGCATCCTAACGCCTACGTGAATGGTCTCCTCTGGTGTCCAAGTGGTCCAAGTTGTCTGGAGTTGACCAGCGTCTAGCATCTTACCTTCCACAGCTTGCATGAAAGCCTTCTTGTAGACCTGACCGACTCGTTGGTTCAGCGCGTCCTGTATGTGATTCTTAAAGTGCTTGGCTTCCTCGTCACGGATACGACCGAAGCGCAACTCGTCCTCAATGCTACGACCAATCTTGGTGGCGACTGATTGCAGGTTGGTGAACTCCTCTTTAGTGAGACACGCAAGGGTAACTTTCAGGGTGATAAAGGCTGCAGCTTCTGCGTCACACTTCTGGACTAACCGAAAGGCCACCGGACGGGGACCACTCTTGGCTGCTACTTCAGTGTGCCAGTTGTTCCACCCTTCGACGAACTTCGGGGCCAGCGTAGAGAGCAGCGGTTTAGCTACCGCGTTATCTGCGAACTCACCTGCTTTAATCTGGCGCTCCATTGCCTTTAAGAAACGTTTCTCCCCTTCAGTGTGGGCCTCATGTTCAAGCTGTAACTGAGTGGCTGCTAGATGTGAGCCGTAGTGGTCTGCCAGTATGTTGAACGGCATGATAGCGTTAGAGATATCGGAGAAGTCATTCTTAGGTGCTTGGATTACGTTAGTCATTATGCGCCTCGTTGTTAATAAAGTTTATCTATGAAGACCACCGCTGGTGGATGGCCTTGAAGATACACCTTGTATCACCCTTGGAAACGTGCGTCAAGTAACTTGTCAATCATCAATGGGCTTCCTGCTTGGATAGCCAGACTATCAGCCACCTGCCATTTCATGCCCTCTATGCGCTCAACCTGTGCGACTTCTCGGTTCTCATTGTTAAACCAAACGTTGTGCCGGTGGTTAGCTCCCATAGCCCTAAGTGCTTTCGTAACATGCTTACCATTAATGAGTTGCGACATAGAATACTCCTACCTTGTTGGCCTTAAAGCGCCCATTGCGCTCCCTTACTGTGAACCGTGGGATAAATCCATACTTGAAGTGACTCAAGGTTGCCTTGTGTATGACCAAGCCACGCTTAAAGTCTCTCAGGAAGTACGCCCCAATCAGAGCGTACATTGTGATGACAAATAGTGCCGTTAGCATTTACGTATCAGCCCCACAATCAGACTGGTGGTGATGTAAGAGAAGATGGCTACCATGATGGACTTCGCTATTGAAGCACCCGCGAGGAGACCTATGGTAGTTAACAGTGCGATAATAATCATTTCTGTGCATTCTCCGCTGTGTATACAGCCTTGTTGTTGACGTAGAGTTCTTTCAGCTTCTGCATGGCTAAGTTGTAGCTGTAACCATATGCAACAGCCACTTGAAAAGTGCTTAAGGTCTGCAATGTGATACCGTAGGTCGTCTTAGTGCTGTTCATCATGCCTCGTCTTCCTCGTCTTCCTCGTCTTCCTTCTCGTACCAGACCAAGCCGCAGTCGTTTAACACATCGTTCCATAAGGCTTCATAAATGCGAGCCTGTAGGATGACCGTAACGTCATTAGTGTCTGGCATCAGGCCTGAGTCCTCGAAAGCGTGGTCTATACCATCAGCAGCCATCACAGTAAAGATTTCGTGATAGTAGTGTGGGACGTTGTTGTCTACTACCTCATGAAGTGCATCGTAGCCATCATCATCTTGGGTCAGCTTGTCCGCTTGAATGCGCTCGTTAAAGGCTTCTACAGTTGCTGCTACCAAATCATAATAAGCGTTGTTGTTACGTTCCATTAGGTGTTACCTCAGTTGGTGGTGTGAATCAGTGATTATCATAAAGAGCACACTCAGATTGTACCCTTGAGTTAATCGCTGTGGCGTCTCTATCGGCTATCCGCTTGTGCGGTCACGTCATCCCGTAGTTCTTGACTACCTGTCTCGCAGTAGGGAATCACACATCCAAATTTTTAAAGAGCGGTGAAGCGGTGTAACTGTGAATCATTGTACATCTCAACGTTACTGCTTGCCAACTCTTGTTTCTCACCGTGACACCTCATGTTGTTTCAGAGGGTGACTTCGTGTTGACGACTGCTATACTACGTTGTTGTTGTTGTTACCGTTGAGTCAACCACTTTCGTATGTCTGGTTGATGACTACTTGAGACCTTCCCGCCTTACCTGATAACTCGTGGTCTTGTCAGGTAGTTGGTGACGTTGTGTCTCTCAACTGGTAGCTATTAGAACATAGCTGTTTCTTAGAGTCAACACTTAGTTGAAACTTTAAGTATCTTAGAGTCTCTTTAAGTTAGCCCTATAAGGAAGGGATAGTAATTAGACTATAGACAACCAATCCCCAATAGTGAGTCGTATTAGCTATAAGAGGCTATGAGTCAGACTTAAAGAGGTAACATAAGGTAATGGTCTCATGGTCTATACATAAGGTCTCACTGAAGGATAGAGGCTGTTAGGTGTCATAAGGTGTTAACCCCTGAGTGATGACATAAGGAGACATAAGGAGACATAGGGAGACATAGGGAGACATAGGGTCACTTACAGATAGACACACAGAGAGGACTACATATAGTGGTCATAAGGAGTCATTAGGCACTACATCTAGTGGTAACACCTAGAGTTAACCATCAGTCTCACATAAGGATTGACATTAAGTGAACCTATAGTTACCATAGGGGCTGCTTCTTTAGGGTAACTGAAGGAGGCCATAGGGGGTAAACACTTTGTATGAACTATGAGA